CCCTGACAAAGGCCATATACCAGGGCACGCTGCAGGAGTACCAGGCATTCAGCAAGAAGATGGATCTGCCGATGCAGAAGGAGCGGATTTATCAGGATGGGCTGAAGGTGGATATTCCGGAAAGAGATCTTTCTAAGGTGGCATCGGCAAAACCAAAGGCAAAAGCTCCGGAGATAAAGGCACCGAAGATAGAACCGGCGGCAGCTTCTGCATTTACTCCTGCCAAGACCATTGAAGAAGCCCAGGAGTACGCTCAACAGTACATCCAGAAGAACTTCATGGATTTCACCTTCAAAGGGCAGGCCATATTCAAGGGAATTTCTCTTGAACATGCAAATGCCATCAATGAAGCTCTTACGAACGTGTACGATCAGTTCCCGGATTTGGAGAAGCTATCCGGTATCAGGGTGGTATCGCCGAAGACCGCAGCAGGAAAGAAAGCATTTCCTGGTGGCGCGGATGCACTATTCTCCTACGATCCGATTCAGCACGGCATTAACATCAATGGTGCGGTCTTGAAGGATTCGAAAACCCTGCAGGCTTATATGGACCGTTCAAAAGATGCCTGGAATACCGTCATGGGTAACCTGGATAAACTGTCTGGTCGGCAGCGGGCGATGGCTGAACGGTACCTGAAAGCTGGAAGAGAGCTTGTGGATGGTGATACGGTACAGGGCCTGTTCACTCATGAAATGGGACATCATGTGCAGTGGACGATGCTTGATCCGAAGACAACCAACTCACTGGGCTCCAGAATGTCGGAGTTCTCCGGAAAGATTTCCGGCTATGCTACTTCCAGCAAGTCAGAGTACTTCGCGGAAAGCTTTGCGGCTTACATGAAGGGTGAGAGGGATATCCTCGATCCGGAGTATGTGAAGTTCCTAGATGCAAAGATAAAGCCCTCATCACGAGTGACGTTAACAAGAGGGCCAGAGTTTGCACGAACATTTAAGGCTGTTCACGAAGAACAAGTAGTGAATGTGCTGAGGCAGGAGTACGATCCGTGGATTAAAGGCCTTACTGGAAAGGAAACGCATGCTATCAGGAAATACACTAAAAATTCATTTGATGATGAGAAACCAAAGTTCTATGAACGCCTGAATGCCATGCTCAGAGGAGATATCCCTGAAGACGCGGTTCTCAGAGAATATGCAGATACAATCTCAGGGGCACTGGGAAAACACCCCTTGAAGAATGACATCATCTGTCACAGGAGAACCAATATAAATCCGTTTGAGGGCTTGGGAAGAGGAGATGTTAAGACACTTCCACAGTTTATAAGTTCATCTGTGGTAAACAGCCGAGCTTTGAAAGGCGAATATGAGATCACTATTTTTGCTAGAAAAGGTACCAGAGGTGCATATATAGATGCTATCAGTAGATTTCCAAAGCAGCGTGAGTTTTTGATTGACAAGGATTCCGTATATCGTATAATTCAAGTTAAGGATAAACACATTGTTGTGGAGGTGATTTGATGGCAGAAATGGAAAAAGAAGGTGTCGAAGCTTGGAACGACAGGATAGATGAAATAATTGGCGGAGGGGAATGTTGGCCCAAAGAAAAGGCAGACGCATATAATGCAGCCCATCCAATTCCGAGTGAGGAAGAAATCGAGCGTATCATAAGGGAAGTTACAGAATAAATACCACCACCCACGTGGCGGTGGTATTTTTATACCCAAAAACAGGAGAGCAGATGGAGATGAATTATGCTGATCCGAAAAGACAGAAAACTAAAGAAAAGGATTGCTGACCTTGAAAGACAGGTGCAAGGCCAGCAGAAGAGCGTTAATCGGTTTTGTCATGAAGACCGCCCTTTATCAGACGTAATTCAGGACGTTGTTCGCGAAGAGTCCACTTCTCTGGTTCGATTACCTGCAATTCACATAATTCGTCGAGTAGAGTACTGCAGGAAATCTGAACAGCTGAGCGAATAATTCTGTCGCAGAGCTTGACTTGGGTTTTGTCCAGCTCTTGAAGGATGCCTTCGGTTACCTTGACAATAATATCTTCGCGGTTGTTGTCGAGAGTAAACTGCAAATTATCCATAAAGGCATCGATGAATTCTTCTTTTGTCATAATTCATATCCTTTCTTCAGACTCGGCCATGGCAGTGACCTGTGAAGAAAGTATAGCATGGAGAAAATCATGATCACAGTACATTTGACAAATCACAGCATCCGGATGGATGGCCACGCCGGCTACCACATAGATGGCCAGGACATCGTGTGCAGCGCTATATCTGCTCTGACCTGCACGCTGATCAATGCGCTGGAGAGGCTGACCGACAACCGGATCCGCGCCGACACTGGCGATGGGAAAACAATTATTGAGTGGCAGGAGCTGTGCGACAAGGGCAGGCTTCTGGTCGATGCCTGGTACATCGGGCTCCTGGCCATCAATGAGCAATATAACTGCATCACGTTTATCACAGACCCATAATGAGGTCTGTTTTTTATTGCCCAATCCATGAAGGCGTTAAAAGCTCTGAGGGGTTCACACACCCGAAAAATGGAGGTCCATATGAAATACAGATACCTGATGAACCTGCATCTGTTTGATGATGAAGGCAACAATGGTAATGGCAACGGCGGCCAGAACGCCGGATCCGGTAACGGTGGCCAGCAAAGCACCGGTGGAACATTTACCTATGAGCAGCTCGATGAGATCGCAACCAGCAGGGCCGACAGGGCATCCAAGGCAGCGCTGAAAAGCTATTTTCAGCAGCAGGGCCTGTCAGAGCAGGAAGCTGCGGCGGCCATCGAACAATATAAACGCGACAAGGCATCACGGCAGCCGGATGCCAGCGCATTGGAGCGGGAGCGTGATCAGTACAAAGCTCAGCTGGAGGAGCGTGATCACAGGGATTACCTTCGTGACAAGAACGTCAAAGCCGATGACCTGGATTATGTGATGTTCAAGGTGGGCAAGCTGGTTGATGACAAAACCGACTTCAAAAAGGCTGCGGACAAGTTCCTGAAAGAGAATCCGAGATATGCCGGCAGCGGGTACCGCGTTTCTACTTCCACATCGTCCGGATCGGAAGGAGCTTCGGAAAGTAAAAACGCATCGATCAACGATGCGATCAGAAACGCCGCAAGGCGATGAAAGGAGAACCAAAATGAATAGATGCAAAAATCTGCTGATGAATTTGAGAATGTTCGATGAAACAGCAACCAGTATCGACCGGACCGGCGCAGATGCTCTGATCCCGGTACAGGAGTCCCGTGAGATTGTCCAGGGCATCATTGCCCAGTCCGCTGTACTTTCCAGAGGCCGCAGACTGCAGAACATGACCGCTAGACAGTACAAAGTCCCGGTGCTGGATATGCTGCCGGTGGCATACTTCGTCAATGGCGATTCCGGCCAGAAAAAGACCACGAAAATGCAGTGGGACAAAAAGTTCCTCGTTGCTGAAGAGATCGCCGTTATCGTGCCGATCCCGGAAGCTGTGCTGGATGATGCAGAATATGACATCTGGGGCGAAGTGAGACCGAGACTGCAGGAAGCTTTCGGTAAGGTTATCGACGGCGCCGTTCTGTTTGGCACTGACAAGCCGACCGCTTGGAGAGCCGGTGTTGTTGCCACCGCTACGGCAGCGGGCAACGTCGTGACCCTCCCGGCTTCCGGAACTACTGACCTGTACGATGTGATCATGGGCGAAAACGGCGTGATTGCAAAGGTCGAGGAAGATGGCTACTTCGTCAACGGCCATATGGCTGATATCTCCATGAGAGCAAAGCTGCGCGGCCTTCGTGACGAGCAGGGACAGCCGCTGTTCAAATCCGACATGCAGTCCGGCACGACATACACTCTTGATGGCTCCGGCATGTCCTTCCCGAATAACGGCGCTTTCGATAAGACGCAGGCGCTCATGATCTCCGGTGATTTCAGTCAGCTGGTATACTCCATCCGCCAGGATCTGACCTATAAGATCTTCACGGAAGGCGTTGTCCAGAACCCGGACGGCAGCATCGCCTACAACCTGATGCAGAACGACATGGTTGCCCTGCGTGCAGTGATGAGACTGGGCTGGGAGATCCCGAACCCGATCAACGCTCTGCAGCCGACTGCGGCATCCAGATGCCCGTTCGCGATCCTCGTGCAGGGAACCGTGGCAGCTGGTGGCAACGGAAACGCTGAGGCTGGTGGCGAGGGAAACTGATAGACGCTGCCGATTCGGACAGTGACGGCACGCTCAGCCAATCTGAGCTGGAGGCTCTGACAAAGGCACAGATTGCTGGGCTGGCCACTGAATTGGGATACAGCGGCATATCAACATCAATGACTAAAGCCGAGATGATCACTGCATTCTTGGCAGCGCAGGGGGAATGATGCATGTACGCCGATTACGAATACTATTCGGGTGAGTTCGCCGGGACGCTGATCCCCTCAGAAGCATTTAACAGATGGGCAAAGCTGGCATCCCTCGAGATCGATCAGGCAACGCATGGAGCTGCTGCAAAGCTGGAGACGGTCCCTGATGCAGTAAAAGACTGTGTCTGCGCAATTGCTGAGGTTTTGTATATGGCAGATGAACAGGCGCAGAAGAACATCACGCAGGGGCTCTCCGGTCCGCTTTCCAGCTGGAGCAATGATGGACAGTCCGGATCCGTGGATCTGGGGCAGTCCATCTACACCGAAACCGGGAAGCGGAAAGAGATCGCGCGGCTGTGCAGGCTGTACCTGGGGATGCTCGGCCTGCTGTATGCGGGGGTGAGGCACTATGAATCCTAATTATGTGCATACCATCACCCTGTATCATCAGCAGGCTGGGACATGGATCCGGACCGTCCTGCATAATTGCTTCTACCATGCGCAGATGACTGTCAGCCAGGATGGCGCGCAGGCAAGGGTGTCCAATACATACACCGTACGGATACCTCTGTCTGAGGTCGGAGCGGGCTTTGCTGTCTCGAAAAATGATCTGGTAATCTTGGGTGAATGCACGGATGAAATCAGTCAGGAAAAAGGCCACAGAGCTGCCGAGATCCTGAATGCGCACAAGCCGGATGCCTTTTTGGTGACGGCCTTTGCTGACAACACATCCCATCTGATGGATAAGCATTACCGACTGGGGGGATGACGGCCATGAAAATGGATTTCAAATGGATCGGCAGCAAAAAGCAGATCGCCTATGAGCGCTCCGGTGGTGACGAGGGCGCGCTTCGCCTGGCAAAGAACTGCCATAGGTTGATGATTCCATACATCCCCGCAAGGAACCTTGTACTTTCCCAGGATGTGCGTCTCTACGTTAAAGACGGCACAGGATTAATCCATTATCAATCCCCTTATGCACATTATCAGTATGAGGGGATCTTGTATGTATCCTCG